GCAGAAGTCGTAGAGGCTGGACGGATCGCCCGCCAGAAAGCCAATGCGCCTGCCGAGCAGGGGGCCGATGAGGCAGCCGTTGGCGATGATGGGGGCGAGGGTGATAAAAAGCCTAAGCCCCCATCACCTGCGGAAGATGACCCGGCTACTAAGATCATGGAACGCGTGGCTATGATGTTGGCGCGTAAGCGGGTCACCCAGCTTAAAAAGAAGCTGGCCGAGAACGCCTTTTTGCGCGCACAGGGCGATGAGGAAAGCGCTTACAAGTCCGGCTTGCGGTCCTTGTTTAGCCGGGAACAGAAGGCAATGGTGGCGGCTTACAAGGACCAAGCTAGCGAACAGCGGGCCGGGGTTGCGGTGTTGCGGGACTGGACGGATGATATACTAAGACGGTTCAAGCCGGACTTTGAAACCGTGATGAGTACCCAATCGTTTAAGGCACTGGAGGCCGGTTGGCTGTTGCTTGCGGAGGAGATCAATCAGACGTTGGATTTCACTTTGTTTGAGCCTAGCGCCCACATATGGGCGGAGACGCAATCAGGGCGCAAGATCGTAGGCATACAGGATTTCACACGTGAGTCTGTGCGGGGCGTGGTGGCCACGGGCGTAGAAGAGGGGCTTAGCGTTGATAAGATCGCGGACAGCATCAGGGCGCTATACGATGATTTCAAAGGTGTAAGGGCGGAGACCATTGCGCGTACTGAAACGGCGGCGGCGGTAAGCTATGGCAAGGAGTCGCACGCTAAGGAAATTGAACAGCGTCTTGGTATGTCGATTGTCAAGACGTGGGTAGCGACGGCGGATGATCGCACGCGGCAAACGCACGTTGACGCAGACGGGCAAACCGTGCCACGTAACCAACCGTTCAAGGTTGGCAGCGCCTACCTACAACAGCCTGCGGACCCGTCGGGGCCAGCAGAAGAAGTTATCCGGTGCCGTTGTACCGTCGCTTACGATACTGTAGACGAGGAGAATTGATATGGACCGCACCACGCTTGACTATATGTACACCCTGTTCTGCGACCGCAGACGGGCCGCTAGCATGTACAGCGGGCGCGATACCCTAACCCGCGTCTCACAGTTTATCCCGTGTGAGGTCCGCTTTGTGCCCGATAGGGAGCGCGTGGTTACGTTCCGCGCAAGCACAGCCGCCAAGGACAGGCACGGCAGCCGCGTGATGCCAATGGGCATTGACACAACGCACTATGACAAGAACCCCATTTTCCTTTGGGCGCATGACGGCTATGGCAGCTTCTTTGGCGGCGGCCCGTCAATCGAAAATGTGATCGGGCGCGTTGTCGCTACGCGCAAGTCCGAGTCAGCGTTTGATATTGACGTTGAGTTCGCCAAGGGTGACGTTAACGAGCGTGCTGAGATGGCGTTTAAGCTGGTCAAGGCCGGTTTCCTCAACACGGTCAGTATCGGCTTTATCCCCAAAAAGTCCCACACGGAAACGGTTGGGGAAGAAGAGACCGAAATCCACGACGAGGTTGAGCTGCTTGAGGTGTCCTTGGTCCCTATCCCCAGCAACCGGGATGCTGTAGCTATCGCCCGCTCGATGCTAAAGTTTGGCACCTCCCGCACCACCACGCCGGAGCCGACCCCTGCTAAAGAGGAGGTGGCTGCACTTGTCCGCCATATGGGCAATGACGCTATACAGGGGGCAACGGACATAGCCGAGGCTATGATTCGTATTGGTAGGGTGCTGTCATCGGCTAACGAAGCACGGTTGCGGCAGGCCAAAGACCTATTGGACGAAATACTTATCCAGCTTGCCAAGCAAGCACAGGATGAGGAACAGGACACTAAGGGCGCGTTAGTCCTTACTGTCCGCGTGTATGACCGCGTAGGTGACACCGCCCCCTATGTGGTTGCTACGGATCACGGGGCGGAGATAAAGCCTGATGCACGGCTTAGCGCTATGCAACAGGTCCGCGTCCTGATTACTGCGCAGGAGGCTATCCTAGATAAGCAGCTCCACCCGGTCACGGGTGCAGATACCGCCGCTGTCACAGAGGCTGTGCGCAAGGCTATCAACACAAGTAGGCAAGCGGACGCTATCAAGTCCGCTGTGCAAAAGGGACTGACAAATGGATAAAGAAATCCTTGACGCCATTGGCGCAGCCGTTCGCGGCGAACTCGATGGTCTGAAGAACGATGTACTCACCAAGGTCAACGAGAGCCGCGCCGAACTGTTGACGGCGCTGCGCGCGGAGGCCCTCAACGATACCAAGCCCACGGCCGAAAAGGTCATCGAGCTTGAAAAGCAGCTCAAGGGCTGGGAAGAAAAGCTGGCTGAAGAAATCCGCAAGCTCCAAATCGCTGGCGTCCTTGCCGAGAATGGCATCGGCACCGGCAAGGGCAAGGGGTACAATGGCCCCGAGTTCAAAGGCCAGTTCATCAAGGACGTGGAGCAGCTGAAGGAAATCTTGCGCAGCCTGCCCCTGTCCTCACAAACGTCAACCCGCGCCATTGACACCGGCTTGTTCGCTACTGGTGGCAAGTTGGCGGCGGAACTTGCTGACCAGTTCATGGACTTCATGATCGAGCAGCAAACCACGCTATCGCGTATCCAGACGCGGCGCATGAACGGACCCGACGGCAACACGGATGAATTGCGCGTTGCCGCCCGGAAAATCCGCAAGGCCACTGAAGCGACGGCTCCGACCGTCGCCAATGCCGTGACCACCAAGCGGCGCACGATTACTAACGTCGAAGTGATTTGGGCGGAGGATATCACGCTCACATTCATGGAGGACAACATCGAGCGCCGTGGCATCGAGGCCCATATCGCAAAGGCACTTGCGCAGGGCTTCGGTAATGACAACAATGACCTCGCATGGAACGGCGACTCGGCGCAGTCGGCAGGCACCTTTGAAGGGTGCAATGACGGCTTCTCCAAGCTGGCCGGTGCCGATGGCGAAGTCAATACGGTCATTCTTTCGCAGACCGTCTACGGCACCGTTGACACGGTGCAGAAGGTGTTGAAGTTCATGTTGCGCGCAATGCCCATCAATTTCCAGGGCCGTGTGGACAACGCGTTCTTCGTGCCGATGCGTACTGCCATGATCTACGCCGAGGAGGTCTCGCAGCGTTTGACCGGCCTCGGTGATCAAGTGCTCATCAACGGTTTCCCGTCACTCCGCTACTTCGGATTGCCGGTAATCGCGGAGCCGCACATGACCGGCACCACGGGCCAGTCAACCGGCAGCAAGGCCGTACTGACCCCGCTGGGCAATCTGTTCTTCGCAATGCAGCGTGCGATTATGATTGACGCAATGTGGCAGCCCCGCAAGCGCGTAGTCGAATACACGTTGTCGGCGAGGACAGACTACCAGTACGCAACCGGACAGGCGCTCGTCCTGGCGTCCGCTATCCCGGTTGCGCTGCGGTAATCCTGCGGCATAGCTGCCATGCCTAGGATTAGGCTACTGATGGGCACCCTGACCTTCATCCCTGACGGGACAAAGGACGGGGTGCCCGTCACGTTTCAAAAGGGCGACGTGTTTGATTGTCCGTTAGACGTGTATGAACAAGTGGCGCACATACCGCACAAGTTCTTAGTTGAACCTGACCCTGACCCTGTGCCTGATGCGGAGGCGCTTGAAGTCAACCACTACGGGGATGGTTACGATCCTACCTTGACGCTGGCGGGCAAGGTGCAGACTAGCCAGCAAAAGCTTTTTGGCACACAGCGGAGGTAGTTATGTCTTTACTATCCGTCGAAGATTTGCAACGCTGGCTTGAGGCGGATGGTCCAGAGGGGCTGCAACCTTTGCTTGACTACGCGGAACAAATGGTTGCGGCCTATCTTGGGGCAGACAGTTTGGAGCAGGCGGACTTTACCGAAACCAAAACGCCTGTGTATGACACGGGCGTAATCGAGTTGGCCAACGGGCCTTTGACCACCTTGACCAGCATCACAGCCAACGGGGTTGCCATCGGTACGGCGGACGTTAGCCGGTCCTACTGGCTACTTGGCTATAAGAATGGCTTTGCGGGCGGGGTTGCCTTGACCATTGTGGGCAAGCGGGGTTGGCTACGGGCTAGTGCGCCGTACAACTTGAAGCAGGCTATCTATATGACGGCGGCGGCTATCAAGGTGCGGGGCGTTGATCGTGGCGCTATCTCTACACGTCTTGGCGACTTTGCAGAGACCTACGCGGAAGGAGAACTGTGCGTACCTGATAGCGCCGCTAGGCTGGTGCGGTCCTATCGCAAAGCGGATAACATCGGGGCGTAGTATGCACGATTGGTACGAAATCAAAAGGGAATGGCCACACTCACGCGTCTTTATTGTGGGTGGCGGACCATCGTTGAAGGGCTTTAACTTTAACCGGCTACAGGGCAAGAAGGTCATTGTCACAAACAGCGCGTTCTATGACGTGCCTTTCGCACAGTACCTTTACTGGCAAGACGAAAGGTGGCTGGACTGGAACATAAGCCATTTGGTAGACTACAAAGGCGTGATGGTTTGCGGCAGCCAGCCAAACGAATTGCAGCAAGCCAAGATTGACGCGCTAGGTCTCAAGGTCAATTACGTCAGGACGCTTGGTGAGCCGGGCATATCCACCGAGCCTTGGCTGCTTAAGACGTGGTGCGCGGGCCATGGCGCTATCAACATGGCGTATCTGCTAGGCGCGTTTGATATCGTGCTACTCGGTTTCGACATGCGGGCCGTCAACAATGTGGACAACTACCACGATAGGCACCCGCCGGGCGATTATGACCCAGAACGCTACAACAACAAATTCATACCGGGCATCGAGGCAGCCGCGCCCCTGCTAGTGTCTTACGGGGTGCATGTCTACAATGCCACTAAGGACAGCGCCCTAAAGTGCTTCCAGTATGTGGACGTGGAGGCCTTTTTATGAGCTTGCGCTTTGTCCTAGTCTATCGAACCGGCGGTCAGTATAAGGAGTGGCACGTCCGGCGCTTGATGGCGCAGCTACGGGAGTATTGCAGCAAGCGGTTTGAGATACACGTCATAACGGATGATTGGTCATTTGAAAAGCCGATGACAGATGAGACCATTATCACTCACTATGTAAGTACCAATGTAGCAAGTTGGTTCCCGGGTTGGTGGCTTAAGCTGTTGATGTTTCATCGTGGCGTGATCCTGCCGGGCCATAGGTATCTCTACTTTGACCTGGACACCACCATAGTAGCAAACATTGATAGGCTTGTGTCCAGGGTCATCGAGGCCGATGATAAGTTCATAATCCTGGAGGACGTGTACCGGGGCCACAGGCATTATCAATCGAGCATAATGGCGTTCAGCCCCAGCCCTTGGCTTAATGAGATATACGCCAGCTATGTGCGCAATGCTACCGATACGCAGGAGCTTTTCCAGGTGGGTGGTGATCAGGAATATATACAATATTGCGTAGCGCTTGTGGGCAAGTTTAGCGACACAGTGTATTTCCAAGACATGCTGCCGGACAATGTAGTGAGCTACAAGGTGCATTGCCCGCGCGGGCGTGCGCCAGCGGGTGCTAGCGTGGTTATCTATCACGGGCAACCTAAACCATGGGATGAGGAGGGGCGACTGTATGCGTAACCGGGTGACACAATTACGTGGAGGTGACGTGTGGCCGATTGCTGATGTTGAAGCAAGGCCGCGCATACTTGAGGAAGTGGCTGAGGCGGAGCAGATTACGCTACGGTATTTTCCAAGCGAAGGTGTCCGTCAAACTAGCGTCGTGATCCAAGCGGGCGGTAACTGTGGACTGTGGCCCCGCATGTTTGCCGGGCTTGGCTTTTACGTCCACACGTTTGAACCTGACCCGACTAATTTCATTTGCCTAGTGCAAAATTGCGACGTGTATCTAGGTGATGAAATGATGCCTTACATGGCGGCGCTGTCTAATGAGGTTGGCTGGGGTATGCTTAAAGTGGACCCGGTTAACGTGGGGGCGCACTATCTTAAACCGGGTACGGTTGGTACGGATGTTGAGCGGGTCCGGTTGATGCCAGCCAATTTGCTGGAGCTACGTGAGCGCGTGGCCATGATCCAACTGGACGTGGAGGGCGCGGAGGTTATCGCGCTGTTGGGTGCCAGTGAAATCATCCGGCAGCATAAGCCGCTGCTGTGGCTGGAGGACAAGGGACTAACGGAACGCGTATCGGGGCACCTATCCGCCGAGGGTTGGCTTAAGGAACGCTGGCCACAGTACCGGGTTGTTGAGCGTTTTAGAAGGGATATTGTGCTGTCATGGCATGGGTAAATAAACATGGGCACCTGTTTCAGCACAGGTGCAAGGTTGAAATAAATGCCCGTAAGCATGACGGGGCAGGGGGCTTTAAGGGCGGCTGGACATTGCGCAAGAACCCTGTTTTTGCCCGTGTCACGCCAGCCGGTGCCGCTGCCCTGGACCTTGCGGGCAAGCTTGGCGTGCGCTGTACCCACATAGTCTATTTCCCCAAGGGCACGGTAATAGGCATAGCGGACCGCCTGACGTTTGGGCGCACAGATGCCAACGTGCTACACGTCACGGCTATCAATGTATCAGGGGCGCAAGACCCGCTCTATAACAAGTGCCTTGCGACACAGGAGCAGGACAACAGCTAGTGGTCAAGATCACGCTACGCAAGGAAGCTTATATGCGAAACCTTGGCGACAGGGTAGAGCGTGGCATGAACAGCGGCATGATGTACCTGACCGGGCGCGTACAAGACGTGCTTAAGATAGGGCAGCCCGTCAGGCGGTCCAAGGGCGGGCGTCTTATTGGTCTTGACCCGTCGGCACCCGGCGAACCGCCGCATGTCCTGACGGGGCGCTTAAGGCAATCTAT